GGATAGAAAAAGATGGCTGGAGAAAATACACTTAGCTCGGTAGTGGGGACACCCGCTAGTCCGGTCGCTGGCTTGACATTGATCGAGCAGTACCTCGAAAAGAAATACCTCGCAGAGAGAGAATTCAACACTCCTCTCGTTCAGTCGAGTTACTTCTCAAAGCTGAACCTCCCGAAGATGGCTGGTCAGTACATTAAGTTCACGCGTCGCAATAAAATGCGTCTGCCTGAAGTCGCGAAGGAAAGCACTGACCCTCTGTCAGCGTCTATCCTCTCTTACGAGCAGATCAACGCTCCTATTGAGTTCATCAACGATTACGTCAGCATCAGTGTCATGGCACAGCTGACCTCGTGGATCGACCTCGCTAAGGACGCTAAAGAACTGACGTTCGAAGCAATCCGTCGTTACATGAACAGAGCGGTACAGGCAAGTTTCCTCATGGGACGCGTAAAACCTGGGTATCGTAATGCTGCTGGTGCGACGGTTGGTGACGCTACTAACCCGCATTTCTGGAACGAAGCTGAAGCTACAGTCACGCTGTACGGTCAGTCCTTCACATTCCAGACCGCGCCTAGTTACTTCGGTAACAGTAGAGCCGCGTTCATCGACCTGCAGGCAGATGACTTTGTCACAATGCAGTTGTTCCGCAACGCTAGGGTTCGTCTAAAGAACGCTGGTGCCCGTCCTTACCCAGACGGTAAATTCGTTGCAGTCCTGTCAGACTCGATGCGCGCTGACCTCGAAATGGATGACGAATACTTCCAGATGGCAATTCGCAACCAGAAGGGACAGGAAGGTCTGTTCAAGGGCGAGATTGTTGACTATGCTGGGATTCACTGGGTTGCAGAAGATGAGCCTTGGGTACTGGAACGTGGCGGTGACGGTGTTGCCCTTGCTCCAAGTGGCGATGTTCATGTTTCTCAGTTGTTTGGTCAGGATTCCTTCGGTACGATGCGCCTAGGTGGTGCTGATGCCGCAAGACCTACATTCAAGGCACAGGACGTTTCTAAAACTGGTAACACAATGACTATTGGTTACTTGGTCCCGACTCAGCAGTTGATACTTCAGCCTGACTGGTGTGCTAACATTATTGCTCCTGTTCGTGAACCGGGCGCAAACAACAGCTAGCTGACGAAGTCTGAAAGTAATCGTTAACCCCTAAATTCAGAGGGGCGGGACTAACCCTCCCGCCCTTTTTTAGGAGAAGCCATGACAGTAAACAAGCTCATTCAGTCCTGCATGCCAGCCATAGGCTTGCCGATCAACCCAATCCAGAGCGACATAGTTGACATGGCTCTCGCTTCATACAACGCAGATGGCAAAAACGTTTTCAATTCATGGCCTTGGGACAACAGCAAGTTGCCCGAATTCTCCGCACCCACACCCGATGCCTCTGGCATTATCACTTTCGACATAACTGTTGACATCATACGAGCAATAAGGTTCCTTGATGACAATGAAACCGATTTTAATGAGGTAGGCAACGGAATCTTCAACGAGGACGAAATCCTAGCCGCAAGGTACGGTAAAAGCATAAACAACAAGACGTGGCAAGCGTTGCCGGACTCCACCGATGGGTATAGACGTATTAAGGTCCCTCTTGACAATATTACCAGTGTTATAAGGGTGCTGGCTTCCAAGCGATTTATTGAGGTGGTAATAGACGACGCGTACGACTCCACTAACCCGACAGCCACCCCGACCGATTACAGGGTTGCTTCGTTTGAGATAGACCGCGCTGAAACTGCAGTACGTGAGTTCATGATAGACTCACTCCGGATGTACCTCGGAATCGACGGGTCAAACAAAGCTAGCACCAACCTGCAGGTGGCTATAGACAGGGAAACGGGACAGCAGAACAAAGAAGTTAGGGTGTTACCAAGAAACCCAATGTTTTCTAAAAACAGGTGGAACAGTTAGGCAACGATGGCTAATAAAATCACAGATACATCTGACCAGACTTTCCTAGGGCAGGATGACTTTTCGGGTGGTATGAACTGCATCAACCCTAGTGAGTCTCAGTGTAAAGAAATCCGTAACGGTGTAATAAGGACTAGTGCTAAAATAACCACAAGGCCTGGAATGCGTTCCTACTTCAAGATAGGTGGTGGTGGTTACCTATCCGGATTCTGGCTCAACCAAGAGAATTGGAAGGCTTCAGATGTCCTCCATGTCGGATTCTGGTTCCCATTTGATTTTGTTAGGGAAGTGGTGGTCACCGATATACAGGGCATTGCCATAATCCGCCTGTCAACCATGGATGAGAATAAAACTATTTTCGCGGCAAATGGTTACTGCTACATCTACGAAGAGGGATACGCAGACGAGATAGCATGCATACCTGCCATTGCCGACACTGAAGAAATCAACTTCATACAAGCGGTAGACAAAATCTGGATGTTCCGTGGTGAAAGTCTAACCCCGTACGTGTGGGACGGTGGGGACGACGGGTTCGTACCAGTGGACGACCCAATAACGGGTAGTGCAATAAAGAACTCCAAGACTGGGCTTTACCACGCTGGCAGAATGTGGGTTACTAATGGTGATGATGTTTATGCGAGTGATGTATTAGACCCAACGACTTATGACTACGTTTACGCAAACTGGTCATGCTGGAAACAACAGGACGTGCAGGGTGTCACACTCCACCCATTCCATGAGAGTGGAATACTCTGTTTTAAGAAGAATCGAATCAGCTTGTTGGATGGTATCAACTCTGCAGTTTTGACTGGGACCAACTTTACCGACTACGTCAGGCAGTTAACTGTTGATGAGCATAGTGGTTGCATTGCCCCCAACGCGATAGTCACGTCTGGTGAGGACGTGTGGTACTTGGGGTATGGTGGAATCTACTCTCTTTTAAGGAACCAGCAGAATAAAATCCAAATTGAAAGCGTTTCCCAGTCCAGTCCGGTTTCGAACTACATCGACCGAATAAACTGGCAGTATGCACACAAATCCTGTGCCATGACCCACGACAACTACATTATTTTTTCAGTCCCGATCGACGGGGCGACCACTCCTAACGTGTGTTTGGTATATGATAGACTGCTTAGTGCGTGGGCTGGTGTGTGGGACGGGGCATTAATTAACCCCACCAAGTTTTTGAAAGATAACGAAGTTCCACTATTCTTGGCTTCTAACTTTGTCGTTAGGAGGATGTTCACCACAGACCCGTGGGATAGTGAAAACCCATACAGTGACACACCAAACTGGGATGCTACTAAGACATATCAAGGAACGGGGGAGCTGGTTTATTTCGAATTTAATGGTGACCAGATATACAGATCACTACAGACTTCTCTAAACATTTCGCCAGAAACCGATGCCACAATATGGGGGAGGGTGGACGACATCTGGAGTTTGTACGACGTTGAGACCTACGTTAACACAAGGCAGTATAAGTGGAAACCAGTCACCCCACCAATCCGGTTTAACAGGAGTGACGTGCTCTTTAGGCACCGGAACCCCAAACTCACACTTAATATTGGAAGTGAAGACCACTCCACAGACAAGACCCTGTTCACTGACGAGGAATACCCGCAGACTGAGTATGACATTGCTAATACCCCCGACTGGGCGGAAACTAATGAAAACTTGGACTTCAACGACCCGTACCGGAAAGACTACACGCTGTACTTGACTGCAAGTGGGATGTACATGAACGACGAGGGGCTGTATGTTGGGATCTGGAAAACCCACTCACTTAAATTCATACCCGTGGTTGTTTCTCTTCAATCGATAGGGGTGGAGATCACCAATTCGCGGGGTATGATAGAAATAAATTCAATAAGGTTCCTTGCCGCACCTAGAAGGTTTGGCATGCAAAACGTTGTATAGGGAGAAATGAAATGAGTTCAGCCAATTGTGGCGTAAATCCAGGTTACACTTTCAACTTTGACACAGAGGGGAAATGTTTAATAACGCTGGAAAGATTAAACCTGCTGTCCATACCAACAGTCACTGTTAACTTGGCTGGAGTGGTTGACTCTGAAGACATAATCACTGGTGCGATAGATGCTAACCACCTTGTTAATGCCGTGGCTGACCAGATAATAACAGCGGTCGCTATTGTTGGTGGTGACGTGGGTACTACTGTCCAAGTGGACATCCAAGTTAAAGACTGTCAGGGCAACAACGTTTCCGGCAACTTTGTGTTAGATGTTTGGGTACATGACTCGGCTGGGGTGTTGACTCCATCTGGGACTGCCCCCACGTCCTCTGCCATTAGTGGCACCAAGGGCTATATATTCACAGCCATAGCGGATGGTGTGGCTGGTAGGTACACCACTGATTCCACTGGTCTGTTGACCATCATCTTCACACAGGCTGGTGCCCTCACTAGATACTTAAGCGTTGGGGTTCAGGGCAAGATAGTGTCCGGTAGCCAAGCAATCATCTTCACAACATAGGAGAAATAAAATGGCATTGATGAGCGATACGCTAAAGAGAGGTATAACATTTGAGGGGGTCAGCGGTCTAAAGACTGGTGCGAACCTAGAAGACCTATTAACCCGATCACACTTTGTGTCTGGGTCACAGCTTCTAGACCAGAGTTCTATTGAGGACTTCGCTGACCCTGCCTTGGTCGATGATTATGGTGCCGCACTTAGACGGGCAAGGGTTAAGGCGGGTGGTATAACGGGTGCAATGTTGTCTAACAGTGCCATATTTGGGCCATCCTTGATGACCACTATATTTGGGTCTGCCGCTTTAGCCACTGCGGGTGCTAATATAGTCGGTGGGTGGACAGTGGCTCCCGCTACAATGGATAACATCTTCGACGGGGCTGTTGGAACCGACTGGGGGAACGCTACCCTTAACGTGGGAGGGACGGCATCAGTTGGGTATTGGTGGGACTTGGGTGCCGTGTACCAAGGACACATATTTGTAGTCGGGACGAACGCATCTTCTTCCAGTAACTCAGCACTCATCAATTTCGGGTACAGTGAGAACCCTCCGACGTCTGGTTACACTTATGGTGGTTCAACTTCTGGGTCTGCGGTAGAAAAAACTGGCTTGGTCCCGTTTATCGGGCAGTATGTTGGGATGGGGTGGTCTGTTTCGGGCAGTAACACGATGGTAGTGCAAAGGTTTGACGTATTTGGTAGAACTCTAGCGTAGGTGGTACAATGTGGAAGTTCATAACAGCGTCACTACTCCTGTCTTGTACAGTGAGTTGGGGACAACAGTTTTCGTCAAAGTGGCCTCAGATCAACAATTGGATGCAAGCCAGTACCACCAACCTGATAAGTGGTGGGGTGGTAACGAATGAGCCTACACTCGGGTACGTGCAGAAGCTTGGTACTAACGCGTGGATAATCTATTTCCCCGTTGGTGGGATAGTCACCCAAGTCATCACGTACATCCCACCCGCCCAGTACCTTAACGTGTCTGGTGGACTGCTGACCATGTCGGGTGACCCTACCGGCGGTGTGAACATGATCGAGCTTATCCCAGCCACCCTGCTGTCAGAGGGGTTCATAAAAGGTGAAGGAACATCAGAAGACAGTTGGTTAGTGGGGCTAGGCGCAAACCCGATAAGACTTAGGCGAGATGCCAACGGGTTTTCCGTTAGAGACTACGGGAACACGGAATACAGGGATCTATTCGTTAGGAACTTGACCGTGTTCGGGACCAATAACACCTATAACGCTGACGTGCTAGAAGTGACGACGAACAGGATAACGCTGAACGCTAACCAGACGAACACAGCACCCACTCTCGACGCGTACTACGCAGTGGAACGTGGCACAAGCCCAGATGCCTTTGTTCAGTGGGTTGAGGGTCCAGACGAGTGGTACTTCGGCTATGATGGGAGAATGCACAACATAGGCTACTACTCAGTTCTGGCAGTGTCTAACGAGTACCCACAGATAGCCACTTTCGACGCTTCTGCCTTCCAAGCTGTCAGTAACGAGATACCGTGGGTCGTGGCAATCACTCCCGCTGAAATCCACAACTGGAACACCATCCACGTGTGGTCAACAAACGAGACGTACGACGTGGTAACAAACCATTGGCCTTGGATGGCAGACTGGACTACAAACCAGTTTGACCTCTGGCTAAGCACTAACACCCTACAAGCCCAGATTACCGTGTTATCAAATCAAGTAACGGGGATAGAGGATAGCACGTCGCTGTGGGATCAGGCATCCCTAAACGCGATTTTTGCCACGAACTGGATTGCTGTCATCGCACAGGTTCTGAATTGGGACACTGCTTACGAGTGGGGTGATCACAGCACGAATGGGTACCTAACCTCCTACACAGAGACTGATCCGGTCTGGGAATCAGAGAAATCCGGATACTACACCACTGCGAACACGAACGGGTACATTTCCTCCTACACAGAGACTGATCCGGTCTGGGAGTCAGAGAAATCCGGATACTACACCACTGCGAATA